ATGTCCCGTAGCCAAGACTCCGCTGCGCGGCACTTGACTTCAGTAATCATCATATAAATTTCTGAACCACCCTGCTGCTTAATTTGATTTAGCTTGTCAGGTTCATACTGTCCATTACGCTGACGTAGTGCACGCAGCATCTCATCTTCAATAGGCTTCTTAGCAATCTTCGCTACATCCCAACACATACGGACGTGCTCAGATAGACCCAACATCATCGGTTGGTTCTGGCGTTCCTGTAAAGCCTGCGCCGCTGCTTCCTCGTCTTGCTTGTCGAGTTCAGCGTTGGAGACTACACGAAGGAAAGTTAAGCCTGCCATTTAGTCGTCTTTCGATTGCATTTTTGTATACCGGTCTTTATATTCCTTAGCCCGTTCTCTATCTTCTGGGTCACCCAGTGTTGAACGCTGTGCTATTTCTTTTAGTGTGCGTCTATCTTTTGGGTCTGGACGATACGGCCCTCGCTCTATCTCAACTTTAATAACACCTGCTTCAGGTGTTCTTTGTTCTTTGAGAATTTCTTTTAGCCCGCGCCCACTGAAGTATTCTTCAATGTCGCCGCCGTGTCTATACCCTCGAACGTAGGGGGTTCCCATCTTGGGATTATCCGAGAAGACTTGCGAAGTTTTGCCAACTTTAATCTTTGCCATACCTAGCCCCCGATTATCAAACTACTAGATATTGTAGTATGCACATAGCAAGAAGTATACAGGTTGTCAAAGTTTTTGTGCAAGTAAAAAAATCCCCGGGGACGTGACCCCCGGGGTGAATGGCGTGAAGGAGACGCCGGAGACAACTGCTGCAAAGCCATCATATCAAGTCCAACCTAAACTTGCAACAGGGCGAATCTCTCTACGCTGGGCTAGTCCATGCCCCTCGCCAACACTGGCGATATGGAGCATTAAGTACTGTAGGGCTTCAGCAACGTGTGAATGTTTGTTCTTATCAATATCCCCATCACCTTTGGGTTTATAGCGGTAGCCCCCCATCATGGCAGCCTTTAGCTGCGTACATGTCGGGTCAACTAAGAAAGCTGGGTCACCATCTACTTGCCGCATGAGGTAGTCGTCCACGGCATTAAGCCGTGCCGACACATTGTTAGTTTTAGCGGGAATGACTTTAAGCCCCTCGGCTTTGATGATGTCTACTGCACTGCGCTCATCGGTCTGCGCCCGCTGCACACCCGCAGGGTCAACAACCACTAGGATGGGCGCACCACCAAACTTTTCGTAAATCATCGGCTTGAGCATAGTACGCACAAAACGCTGGATGCCCATGTCAAACGATACACACTCGCCAAGTATCAGTGCCCGACCACGTGGGTCTTGCTGCCCAATGACTGCGGCTGGGGTTAACCCTAAGTCCATACCAATAACAATAGGGCGTACGCCGTTGGATATAAACCGAAGCCGTTGCTTAGCCATGTGGTAGTCCGGCCTGAAGTATTTATAGACAGGCATACCGGCAGACGACAACCCATAGTCCCCGTCAATATATACACGGATGTATTCTTCCGAACGACCTTGGGTATCGTAATATCCCTCGGGGAGATTCTCAATGTTCTCAGCCTGTGGGCTTCTACCTGAGGGTTGCTTGAACACATCCCAGCCGTTGTCGTTAGCTGACACGCCATCTTTGGGGTCAAGCCCCTCCATCTGGTAGTACCACCACGTATCCATAGTCGGTGGGTTGGTATCCCCCCACATCCCATGCCACGTCGGGCCACCGTCTTTAGCCGACGGGAAACGCCCAATACGCTTGGACATCGCATCAATAATGTCTGGGTGAATGTCTCGGCACTCGTTAAACCAAGCAAATGTCAACTCCAAGGAGTTCAAGTTGGCTACGTCATCTGCATCATCCAAGGCACGGAACATAATCTCACACTCGACATCCCCCACTTTAAAGAAGTAAGTTTTGGTTGTACGCATGTACTCCCCGCACTGTCCGGGCGGGAACCAATCTAGGAACGTCTTGATGGTTGTATCTTGTAGCTGCCGTGCGGTTTCACGCACAATAGCCGCCCGCGTACGCCGCACGCCTTGGGTATTTGGCACTTGAGTACTGGCCCTACGGACAATCTCAAATGAGGAAGTTACTGACTTACCCGAACCTACCGGCCCCATAAGCACACGCATCTTAGCGTCAGACTCCATGAATTTTGCCCCGGTAGGAGGCGGCGTGTAGTTGATGTTCAGTGACATTAAATCTCCTGTACTAGCATGACCACAAATTCCCGGCCACGTTTTTTGTGCTTCGTAATCTTTGTCCGGAAGGACACACCTGCGTCTTTTAACATAGTTGTAAAGTTATGATACTCCATAGAACTATTTAACACCACCGAACGAAACCCATTATAGGAAGTAGTAAACCTACTCTCTAAGTGCAATGGCAGGGGCATCCATAACCTCGACTGTTTGTGCTTCAATGACTTGGGCTTCGTGCTGCTGCCCACCTAAATTAATGGTGATACGTACGCCACCATTAGCATTGTTATCGACCTCAGTGGTTTTTGGCTCTAGCCCGCCCCACTTCACTGTCGATTTAATTAGGTCAGCCTTGACTGCGGGGGATACGGCTGGGTCGTGAATCAACATCCAAGAAGTTGTCAGGAGTTCTTCCGCCTGTGCGCGGGCCTTTAGTCGGAATGTAATTCCCTTTTCCCGAACTTCCTCTCGGTAGTGCTCCACCTTCTTAAGGAATACGGGGTCGCTATTAAAGATAAGAATCTCATTAGCCGTGATGTTGTGGCGTGTCATGACTTCTTGCAAAGTCTCGCCACTCCCCTCTAGTGTGAGGGCAATGTCGAACGCCAGCCTATCTGACCATTTAGTGTGGTGTAGTGGTAGGGTATCCATAGCCGGAATATAACACAGCAACTTACTTGGGTGTCAAGCAAATTACAAACGGGGGTTTAGAAATTTCTGACAATGACATAGCAAGATGTTTGTGTATGCTAATCATAACCCCCCGGGGACGTATCTCAAGCTAAATTCAGAGCTAACTTTACACGTTCATTTTCTTTTTCATCTTCTTTTTCTTTTGCCGCCGCATAGCTTTCTTTTCTTGCTCCTCATCGTAGTGGTGTATCCGGTGGCAGTTGGCGCATAGCACCACGCATTTATCCACTTCTCGCATGATGCGTTTCCAGAAGTGTCCGCCGCGCACCAACTGGTGGAGGTGCACGTTGTCTTTGCTTTTTTCTACGTGGTGGAAGTCCAGTGTTGCCGGATGGTTCTGTCCACACCGTGTGCAGTGTAGCGTTGCCTTATACTCCGCAAAGCGTTTGGCAGCCTTCTTCTTATGTGCACCAATGTTTTTAATTATTTCTTTTTTGTTTTTCTCGTAATATTTTTTCGAGTATAACTTTTGTTTTTGCTTCCTTATCTCGGGGTCTTTGTGTGGCATCTAAACACTTTCTCCAATATAACGAGTTGTTATACCCCCACGGTTTAGTAGGGTCAAACATTTTAAAACCCAACGCTGCAAGATTGTTTGCCGATGGGTGGTTATCTCTTGTGTCTGATATTAACCACTTATAGTTAACTTGTCTTGCTTTTTTAACCCTGACTGCAATTAGTTTTTTCTGTAGACCAAGACCTCGATACGCAGATAACACTCCTGCACGGCACAGGTATCCACAGTCATACCATGTTTGCGACCGAACCAGTCCAGCAAAACCAATTGGTATTTTATCTGCGTACACAATCCACCACCAACCTTTGGTCACATCACACACTTGGTCTTGCGGCAGACATTTTTTCTGGAGATACGTGAGTGTCGCCACTACTTGGGTGTCGTTGTTATTGACGCGGCGTATGATTAGTTCCATATGTGTAGTTGATAACACAATTGTGTGGCACGGTAATGAAACTATTATAGCGGCGAAACTTTACACGTTCCTTTTTTTGGGTCTTGCTTTAAGAGGTTTACTATATACAGGGGGGGCATGAAAAAATGCAATCCATGTACCCCCCCGTCAAGCCAAACAAAAGCACCGCGCCCAAAAAACAAAAATAAAAAGCACCGCGCCCAAGCCTTGTAAACAGGCGTATTTGACAATTTTGTAAAGTCTGGCAATCTGAAATTGTCGGATGCAAATGCAAACGATTCAGGCGAAAACCTGATTTCTTTAACAACTTAGGAGAATCAAATGAGCACACATGCTCCTACCGCTAAGCGGTCGATTGCCCCCGTTACTGTAACGGTTGAAATTACAGCAACCCGTATCAATGAGAACGGCACGCTCTCAGGGATTACGGCAAAGGTTGTAAAGCAACCCATAAAGGGAAACGAGTTTAAGACTTCGGTTCCCCCAATGGCAGGCGGAGCAGTCTACCTGAAAGCAGATAGTCTTGAAGGATTGGTAATTCAAGACGGTGCGACTCAGGTACAAGCCGTAAAGCGTAAGTTGTTCTCGTAACCCAACCCCCGACTGGTGACAGCAGTCGGGTTCTTTTTAAACCATGAGGAGAAATCCAATGAAGGTACGTAAACAAGAGTCGTATAGGTTCTGTGTCAAGTGGATAGACGGAGATTCAATCTACTTCCGCTGGTTCAAACGTGACAGATATGCATGTCAGTTCCAGCAAGAGTTAATTGACGACGGAATCCCGATGCAGAATGTACGGATAACAATGAAGTAAACCACAGCAGGGGAGAAATCCCCTGCTTTACAGGAGAAATATCATGAAAGTATTTTATGATGAGTCAGAACGCAGGATAACTGACCACCTCGATAGCAGAGGCGTATGTGGAGTAGAGGTAGATTTACCAGAAGACCTAGTAATTCGATACAACGCAGCACTTGACACACTACTAGAGTTGAACAGCGAAGTCGTTAGACTAGCTAATAAGTAACCAGCCCGGCGAAAGCCGGGTTTTTTTACGTCCAAAACTTTACATTCTTTATCTATAGTATATAAAACCATACGCCGGGGGGTGCAGGCATCGTAATTCAGGGCTATATCGCATGTAATCTATAAACAATCTACGTTACTTGGCATGTTTAGATTGTTGTAAGGTTAAACTTTACGCCCTAGAACCCAATGTTTATGCGGGTCTTAGCCATGTGATAGTAGAGTTAATCTAAATAATCTAAATAATCTATAAAATATAGGCATACACCCTTTCATCTAGGGTTAAGACTGTAAAGTTAAGGAGGGCGGGTGAATGTTGTTACCCTAACCTTACAAGATTATTTATATCATTTAGATTATTGCCCCGTAAGTTGTTGATTCTTTTAGGAATTCCTAACAATCTAAGTTTTGTATTTGACTAACTTCTTTGGATGTGTTATTTGCGGTGTTAGATTATAGGCTGACCTTGTATAATTACCTAACTCAGCCGACCCCTCGAAGTGAGCGCTCGCTAACCCGCAAAGCCTTGCCCAGCCTGTGTTTGCGTTTTTCGCTGGGTCTGGCAATCTGGTCGAGTCCCTGCCAAACGGCAGTAAGACAATGTATGTAATGTAAATTAACTAACTTCAGGAGTAATACAATGCAAGCAACTGTGAAGAAGTCCATCAAGCCAGTAACATTCACCATTACTGTGGTAGCCAAGAAGGTTAACGAGAATGGTACATTCTCATCCTTTGAGGTACAGAGCGTTAAGGGTAACGTAAAGAACAACACCTTCAAGGTAGTAGCCCCGCCACAAGCAGGAGGTGCACTGTACATCAAGTGTGAAACACTTGAAGGTATGGAAGTATTGCAGGAAGGTACTACAACTAATGCACCTAAGCAGAAGTTGTTCTAACCCATATGGCAGAGGTAACCCCTCTGCCTTTTCTATCAACATGTTTATAGGAGATAACTCGATGAGAGTAGACATGACACAAACCACACGTTTTCTATCGCTTTACGATGCTGAGTTGGAGGAGGATACCTCCGATGAGCCAGTGCATGGGCAGTACTTAAGCCCTGAAGGTAGCATCTATTCATACACCAACTGGTTCTATGATGGTGATGAGTCAGCCTTTGGAGTGATATAACATGAATAGCCCACAACTAGATGGGCTACCTCGTGTAGCCAATAGCAAGTGCAAACCTTACGTTGTAGAGCAGAAACCATTCAGGGGTCACAACCTGTTTGGTATCTATACGCTGATGGATGCAGACCAAGAGGTCTACACTGTGTATAGTTATGGGGAACACTTCCCGTTATACATACACACCAATGGTATGTGGTTTGAAAATGAGGATAGGTTTAGTTCCTCTACCCTTAGACACAGTAGCCAAGCTAGACCATCTGATACCACCATCAAGCTATCAACACGATGGATGCAGAGATTAGCCAACAATGGCTATCAGGGGATTGCCCAAGAGCGTGTACTTTCAACCGAACCAGTGGAGGAATCATGATTGTCAAAGTAGATTCATGGCTATACCGCCTTATCTTTAACCTGCCTATATTCGTACCGCACTCTATCGAGTGTTGCAGGGTAGGGTCTGACTACCTTAGCTATGTCCGTATCAACTGGTGTAAACCTAGGAGGTATTAATGGAAGACTATCACTTGCCTATCTGTACTAACTGCTATGCCGTAAGGGTAGAGCCTCAACGCCGTAACATGGTAAGACCAACGTGCCTGCGGTGTGGTGAGGCAGTAGCAAAGAAGCGTAAGTTTACAGTAGCCTGCAATAACAAGCAGGGGTATGAGCTTATCACTGACATCAATCACCTTAAACAACTTAACCCAAAGAGGACAACATGAAAACAGTAGACGAAGTGATTGAATTAAACAGAAAGCTAAAGGCAATAGCCACGCAAGTCATTGATGATGTTGAAAATATGGCAAAGACAGGCGACCACGCCACGTTTTATGAACGCATGGTGGCTAACGCACAAGACTTTGAAACAGCATTACAAATAGCGGAGGTAAAAGCATGAAACGATACATCTTGTGGATGCTTTACGGACTAATCATGGGTGGCTTAGTTGCCTACTTGATGTCATGAAAAAGCTATTTGACTGGGTGCTTTCTGCCTTATTGATGCTTGCTTTCTGTGTCTTTATGGCAGTCATAGTCATCGAATGGATGGCAGGGTGTGGCGAATACTACATAGATGCTAAGGGTGTACGCCACCTAAACGAATGTATTTTTATTAACTTTCCACCAAAGGAGTAAACATGAAACGCCTATTCGCTTTACGTGATAGCCGTGGAATCATTGTGCAAAATGAGCACAAGCAACCAATGTACTTTGCTGACAAGCAGTCAGCTAGGACATACAGAAGTAAGTTGACGCAAGAAATCAATCGGTACTTCGTTACTTACGGCATTGACCATAAACTTTACAAAGGACAACACTAATATGCGAGCCTCACTACTTAAAGACACCATCAAATCCTTATTCCCCATACAACGTACGTTGTGTATAGAGGGTAGTCCCGGTGGTGGTAAAACCACCATAGTGCATCAAGTTGCTGAAGAACTTGGCGTACCCTGCATTGAACGACACATGCCTACCATGCTTGTCGAGGACTTCGGTATCCTGTTCCCCGATGGTGAAAGCCAACTGCATTACAAGCTACCTGACTGGTTCCCCATCAAGGGCAAAGCACCTGAGAAGGGTATCCTGTTGTTCGATGACCGCAACCAAGCTAATGCTGACTTGCAGAAAGTCCTAGCTAACATCTGCCAAGCCCGTACTTTACATGGCACACCGATGCCTGATGGATGGCAGGTTATCTCCACAGGTAACCGACAGGCTGACAGAGCAGGGGCTAACCGAGTACTGGGTCATTTGCGTAATCGTGAAACAGTCTACGAACTGGAAACCCATCTCGATGACTGGACTTCATGGGCACTTGACAACAACGTCAAGCCTGAAGTGATTAGCTTTATTCGCTTTAGACCTGCCTTGCTACATGACTATGACCCACAACGTGACCAAAATGCTACGCCTCGTTCATGGGTAGAGGGTGTATCTGATGTGATTGGTACTGTGCCCTTTGATGCAGAGTATGAGTCCTTCAAGGGTGCAGTGGGTGAAGGTGCGGCGGCTGAGTTTGTAGGCTTTGTGAAGGTATTCCGTAAGCTACCTAACCCTGATGCAGTACTGATGAACCCGACAACTGCTGACGTACCGACTGACCCTGCCACCCTGTATGCCCTGAGTGGTGCTATTGCTGAACGTGCTACTGAAGGCAACTTTGAACGGGTCTG